GTATCATTTTATTTTAACTCGCTTAATAGGAGAAAACAATGTTGAATAACATTAACACAGCCATCGATTCTTTTCAAGGAATCAAATCTAAATTCGTTGAGACCTACGTCAAAAACGAAGAACTAAAAAAACCCCTCAATCAATTTATTGCAGCACAATCTTCTTTTGCTAAGATCGTAGCTAAAGCCCATGTAGATTTTTTTACTACACTTGGCGTTTCAGCTTATACGTTTGACGCTAAAAAAGCATTTAGTAAACAATAAGGAGATCATCATGGGAAACAATTTTATCCCTACTTTCTGGGGCACTAAAGACTTGGACAAATTCTTTGTTGGTTTTGATGACCAGTTTTCTCGTCTTCAAAAATTACATGATGATGTTACGAAGAATATTCCAAACTATCCACCATATAATATCAAGAAACATGATGACACTCACTACACGATTGAGATTGCTGTAGCTGGTTTTGGCCAACATGATATCGATATTGAACTTGATGGTGATAAGTTAGTTGTCAAAGGTAATGTGCAAACTGCTGAAGATGATGACTTCCTTTTCAAAGGAATTGCTAATAGAGCTTTCACTCGTTCATTTGCTTTGAATGATCAAGTAGAAGTTAAAAATGCAGAAATCTTTAATGGTATGCTTAAGATTGCTTTGGAGCGTTTAGTTCCGGAGTCTAAGAAACCAAAAAAGATTGTTGTCAAATCCAAAGGTGAAAAACAATTCCTAACTGAAGGGGACAAAGATGAGATTAGTTCAAAGCTTTAATCTACTATTAAGTAAACTTCAAGCTTATCTTGCCGAATACAAACAGTACAAGGCAGGTAAAGTAAAATGAAATACTTTTGGGACTGGGTCTTAAAGACTTTCACAGTTGATTATCAGAAAGAGATCGAAGCATACCTTGCTGATGCAACTAACCATTACGACCTCGAACAACGCATGAGAAATTTAATGCGTCGAGGTATGATTTAACACGGAGAATATTATGACAGTAAGAGTGTACAGACTAGTAACAGGTGAAGACATTATCTCTGATGCTGAAAAGGATCAGAATGGATATATTCTAAATAAGCCAGCACAAATTGTGGTGCAGCAAACAGAAGATGGAAGAGTTGGTGCAGCTTTTGCTCCATTTGCTCCATTCGCAAAAGATAGCGTAGTTCGAATTTATGAACGTGGCATCATTGGTGAAATCGAACTCGATATCAAATTGATCAATGAATACAATCGAATCTTTGGATCTGGGATTATCGTAGCGGCAGCTAATGATATTCCACCTTCAATTATAGTTTAAGATTGTACTTCTAATCGTAACCGGGATATAATTACTATATCCCGGTTTTGTTTTTACTATGCACTTTTATACATCAATCAATCGTTACGGCAACAATCTACTATTTCGCGGGTACACTGACGGTCGTCGTATCCGCAAGAAGATTGCTTTCAAACCTACACTCTATGTGAAAGGTAAAGGTAACTCTAAGTTCACTGCACTCGATGGAACAAACGTTGACGCAGTTGAAATGGCTTCCATGCGTGAAGCAAAAGAATTCATGGAACGCTACGATGGTGTTGAGAACTTCAACATCTATGGTAACACCAACTACATTGCACAGTTTATTGCTCAAGAATTTCCAGGTGAAATTAAATTTGAACGCAATAAGATTCGTATCCATAACATCGATATCGAAGTCGCATCCAATGAAGGCTTCCCAGAACCCGATGAAGCTAAACATCCTGTCACAGCAATCTGTATTAAAGACTCTGTTCTAGATACGTTCTTCGTGTGGGCACTAGGTGACTATGATGTTGAGAAGTCTATCATGAAAACTTCTCAAGTTCGATACACTAAATGTATCGATGAAGCTCACATGCTTAAACTGTTTGTAGCATTTTGGCATGATGAAATCACATGTCCAGACGCAGTGACAGGTTGGAACATTCGTACATTTGATATTCCATATCTCGTAAATCGTATCAACAGAATCCTTGGCCAAGATGAAGTGAAGAAACTTTCACCTTGGGGTCAGGTTGAAGAACGTATGGTTACGATGAAGAAGGGAATGGTTCAGATCTATGATATCGTCGGAGTTCCACAACTTGACTATATGGATCTATTCCAGAAGTTCGGTTATTCATTTGGTCCACAGGAATCATATCGTCTAGATCACATTGCTTGGGTTGTACTTGGCGAACGCAAACTTGCGTATGATGGTACACTGCATACTCTCTATCAAACAGATCACCAAAAGTTTATTGATTACAACATCAAAGACGTTGATCTAGTAGATCAGATGGAAGACAAGATTGCTATGATTACGTTGACAGTAACTATGGCATATAAAGCTGGTGTCAACTACTCTGATACTATGGGAACTGTAAGTATCTGGGATTCGTTGATTCACCGAGATCTTTTGGCACAGAACATCATCGTACCTCCAAACAAAGATAGTTATAAAACTGACTATGAAGGTGGTTACGTAAAAGAACCTCAGTGCGGAATACACGATTGGGTTGCTTCCTTTGACGTTAACTCGCTTTATCCTAACATCATTGTACAATGGAACATGAGTCCAGAAACAATCTTAAAAGGAAAGGTTGAACCTAGTATGACAATTGAAAAGTGTCTTGCTGGTTACAAGAACGAGAACAATATGTCTATGGCGGCAACAGGTCAATACTTCTCTAACGAGAAGCAAGGCTTTATGCCACGAATCATTGAAGAAATGTACACTGAACGTACATTCATCAAGAAAAAGATGATCGAATCCAAGAAAGAACTTGAAGCATGTGATAAAGATAACAAAGCTGAGGTGTATCGTATTGAACGTGACATTGGTCACTTTGAAAACCAACAGTTAGCAATTAAGATTCTTTTAAACTCGCTTTATGGCGCACTTGGAAATAAATACTTCCGTTACTTCACAATGGAAATCGCTGAAGGTATTACTATCACTGGTCAGATGATTATTAAGTGGGCTGAAAAGCACGTTAATGGTTATCTAAATTCTGTACTTAAAACTAATAAAGATTATGTCCTGGCTATCGACACTGATTCCGTTTATATTACTCTATCTGATCTTGTCAATACCGTTATGCCTGATAGTCCTTCTAATAAGAAAGTTGATTTCGTAGACAAGGTTTGTCAAAAGATCGAAAACGATGTACTTGATGTTGCATTTAAAGATCTTGCAAAGAATCTCAATGTACACAAGCATCGCATCAGTATGAAGCGTGAAAGTATTGCTGATCGTGGAATCTGGACTGCAAAGAAACGATACATCTTAAACGTATGGGACAATGAAGGAGTAAGATATGCTAAACCAAAACTCAAGATCATGGGGATCGAGGCCATCAAATCGTCTACTCCTGCGCCGTGTAGGGAAGCTATGGAAGAACTCTTCAAGATTCTCATCAAAGGTACTGAGCAGGAAACTCAACAGTTTATACACAACTTTAGGAATACCTTTGACAGTCTACCCGTCGAACAGAAGGCTTTCCCTCGTGGCGTCTCTTCGCTCAAAAAGTACGTAGATAAGAAAACTGTTTACGGTAAAGGTACTCCAATTAATTCACGTGCAGCTTTGATGTATAATCACTTATTGAAGCAGCATGGCTTGGAGAATAAATATGAGGTAATCAAGGAAGGCGAAAAGATTAAGTACGTGTACTTAAATCCTCGCAATCCAACTCGTGAAGATGTCATTGGATTCAGTCAAGTTCTTCCACCTGAATTCGGTCTTCATAAGTTTATTGATAACGATATACAATTTCAAAAAGCTTTCTTAGATCCAGCTGAAATCATTCTTAATGCTATTGGTTGGAAGTCAGAAGATGAAGCTTCACTTGAGGACTTCTTTGGATAATATTCGCATCATTAAAACGGGCATCAACGTATCTAAGATATTGGATCAGTTGAAGGAATACCCTGAAGATTGGGGAGGTCAGCGCGACATAGAAGGAACTAGTTCAATGTTGAATTATGGTTTCCCTGAAGTCGAAGCTGGCGTTCTTCAGTTAGTCATGGGTGGAGTAAGAAGCTTAGATGAATATGTTGGCGATACAGAAATTTGTATTCCAACACCAGCATATAAGAAACATACAAATGTTGTGGGGTTTCTCAAACGACATTTTAAAAATCATAGTCGCTGTGGATTCTTGTCACTTCCTGTTGGAGGTAAAGTCGGTAAGCATATAGATGTAGGTAGCTACTATCAAACGCGAGATCGATATCACCTTGCAATTCAAGGAAGTTACAAATACATGGTTGGCGATGAGTTCGTTATAGTTGAACCTGGAACACTTCTATGGTTTGATAATAAATTAGAACATGGAACTGAAAACGTTGGTGACTGCATACGCATCACTTTCGTATTTGACGTACCGCATTCTAAATCAAATCCGTGATCCATTTTATTATGAAATGTGATATAATACTACTATACTACGCATATAAGGAAACACAATGAGCTTACTAGACAAAATTAAAAAGAATACTACGATTAAAGACTCAGCGATTTTATCGCAGTCTAAGTTCTTCACCAAGAAGGACATGATTCAAACTGCAATCCCTGCCATGAACGTCGCATTAAGCGGTGAACTTGATGGTGGATTCGTCCCAGGACTCACGTTATGGTGTGGTCCATCAAAACATTTTAAGTCCATGTTCTCTTTGATCATGGCAAAGTCCTACATGGACAAGTATCCCGATGCAGTCATGATTTTCTATGATTGTGAGTTTGGTACTCCTACAGCTTACTTCTCATCTCTACAAATTGATACTGATCGTATTCTTCACGTACCCGTGATGAACATGGAAGAATTCAAGTTTGATGTTATCAAACAACTTGAAAATCTTGACCGTGGCGATCGTGTTATCTTCGTCATTGATTCACTTGGCAATATGTCTTCTAAGAAAGAAATGGAAGATGCTATTGAAGGTAAGTCTGTACAAGATATGTCACGCGCAAAGCAGATGAAGTCTATCTTCCGTATGATTACTCCTTACTTGAATCGTCTTGACATTCCAATGGTAGCTGTTAATCACATCTACATGGAACAAGGTTTGTATCCTAAGGCAATCGTTTCAGGTGGCACTGGTGTTTATCTTTCAGCTGACAACATCTTTATTCTTGGTCGCCAGCAAGAAAAAGAAGGAACTGAAATCATTGGTTACAACTTTATTATCAACGTTGAAAAGTCACGCTATGTACGTGAAAAATCTAAGATTCCAGTTTGTGTAAAGTTTGAAGGTGGCTTAAGCAAATGGTCGGGTCTCCTTGACATGGCACTTGAATCCGGTCATGTTATCAAGCCAAGTAATGGTTGGTACTCTAAGGTTGACAAAACAACTGGTGAAGTTGATGAGAAGAAGTACCGTTTGAAAGAT